CTACGTGGAAGGCGATCTGCTGGAGTATTCCCGGCAGTACTCCAAGGCCCAAGCGAAGTTCGCAGAGGGAACCGCTCACGTCTCCACCATGAAGGACATGGAACGTGGCCAACAACAGCAGATCAGCCGCATCATTCCTGACTCGGATTACTCCTACGACTTCAACGACATCGTCTGATGCCATTCCAATCGTCAGAGTCTCTCGATGACCAGATCGTCCTGGACGGAAGCAACGGGTTTCCATCCGGCGTCATCACCGCCACTCGACCTGACGGCATCCCGGCCACATCCCTCGCGGATGCGGTCAACATGGACTACGACGACTTCGGCAATCTCGTCACCCGGTACGGTGCCCAGTCCATCATCGGCAACTCCCTGTCGGCCACGTGGGAGAGCATCGTCACCAACTGGGAAGCAATCACCTCCTACTGGGGCAGCAGCCTTCCAACGGACATCGAGATCATCTCCGGTTTCTACTTCGACACGGCTGCATCGGAGCGGATTGTTATCGCTGGATACAGCCCATCGGGAGCAACCCGGCAGCTTTACGTTGGCAACCCGACGACCTCGTTTGGTGCGATCACCGGGTCCTCGTACAGTTCATCTGCGGAGTACGTGTACTTCGCCCAGCTCAACGAGAAGCTGTACTATTCCGATGGCGTTGGGTCGTTGAAGTACATCAATTCGTCGAACGCCAACGCTTCGATCACCGCAGGTAAGGTCAGCCGGGTGGATGTGATCAACGAGGGCAACAACCACTCAACGATTTCAACGATTGCATTCACGGCTCCTCCGTCTGGCGTTACCGCAACGGGCGTTGCTGTCGTATCTGGAGCCGGAAACTTGGTTGCTATCGAGATCACCAATCCGGGATCTGGATATACAACGGCACCAACCATCACGATCAGTCCGGCAAACGGATCGCACGCCGTCGCATACATTTCCCTCGCCGCTCCAGCCAAGCCGATCTACCTGGTGGCTCATACCCAGCGGCTCTTCTGCGCTTCAGCAGACACCACGCTGCTGCCAGACACGCTGTACTTCTCCGACATCCTCGACGGTGAATCATGGGATCCAGCAGGCAGCGTCCGCATCGGTGGCGACGGCGACCCAATCACCGGACTCTTCTCTTGGTTCGGATTCCGGCTACTCGTCCTCAAGGAACGATCCATCTGGTACGTCGATGCCAACCCCTCCCAAGACCCGGCAGACTGGGAGATCGGACTCGTCTCGGGAAACATCGGTTGCGTCTCCCACCGATCCATTGTCGGTGTCGGCGCCGATGTCCTGTTCCTCTCACGCGACGGCGTCCGCTCGCTCGCCCAGATCCAAGCGGGCACACAGACAGACGTTGGCCTGCCAATCTCCGCGCCCATCAAGGACATCGTTTCCAAGATCAACAGATCCAAGCTGCACCTCTGCGATGCAGTGTCCTGGAACAACCGCTACCTGCTCGCGGTTCCACTGAGCGATTTCGAGGATCTCCTCACCGAGGATCAACTCCCCATCCTCACCGAATCCGATCAGGAAATCCTCACCGGCTCCGCAAACGCCAACAACTGCGTCCTCGTCTACCACCTGCTGGCCAAGGCTTGGATCGGTTACTGGACCAACTGGTCCGTATCGGACTTCATCCCAACCTCGTTCTCCAGCAACGGACCCATCCTCATGTGGGGCGGAGAGGTCCTGTCGGCAAACTCGGGTTCCGGCCAGGTGTGGTCGTTCTCTGACTACCTACCAAACACACGCACCGATCCATCCCCGATCACCGCGTTCTTCGATTCCGGGTATCCTTACGAGTCCCGGATCATCACCAAGGCGTACAACTTCAACGAGCCCATCCCGCAGAAGACCGGGTACAATGTTCAGTTCGCTCTGGAGAACCAGAACGTGGATTGGACCGCTTCGTTCGACATGGCGTTCTCGACGGACATGGGCAAGACGTTTACCACGTTGGAGTCCAATGTGGACGTTGGGCCTCAGGAGCTGAAGTTCCTCAAGTCCTTCAACCTCATTTCTCGCGGTCGATGGAACAACATCCAGTTCAAGCTCAAGACATCCACGGGCATCGGTGGTCGGATGATGCCGCAGAGTATTACGACCAGCGGATTCCTCGACTCGATCAGGCCCGAGCAATGACCCACGGCGCAATCAACCTGCTTCGCGAAAAGTGGGGGAACTGCCGCAACTGGTCAGACGATCAGCTTCTCGCTTGGATGAGCTACTTCAAGGGGCGCATCGCATTCATCCATCACGAAGGCCAGTGCGTGGGAGTCGGTGCCGTCCGGTTCATCAATGACCTGTCCCAATCCGATGACTGGCAGGCCAACGATCCCGATGGATCCATCGCATGGGTCGAGGTCGTTGTGGCCAGCAAGGAGGACGCCGTCCAATCGCTCATGAAGGTCCTTTCGAGCCGGTGCGGAAAGCACGTCACCAAGATCGGCGGACGCAACGCGGCCACCGGCAAGGTCCGCTTGTTCGATTTCGACCGTTACTGCAACCTGCTTTTCAACAAGAGGATTTCTTATGGGCGGAAGTTACAAAGCACCTGACATGGCGGCGGCAAACCGCGAGGCGGTCTACGCCCAAACCGAGACGTACCCGCTGCTGCGCGAGATCGAGGCCGCATCGCGCTTGGGTCGCAAGGGCACATACGTCGATCCAGCCACCGGCCAAACGAAGTCCTACGACTTCACGGGCATGTCGGACATCGACATCACCCGCGAGACCGCTCGGGAGCTGGCCAAGCTGGCCCCGGAACTCACCAAGGCCCAGCTCGACCTGTCGAAGGAGTACGGCACCCAGTTCGCCGAGCAACGTCGCCGCGAGCTGGAGACTGCGGATCCCGAGCGGTACAAGCTCTACGACCGTTTCCTATCCGATCTGCGTTCCGGTGCCCGAGGCGTCGAGGAGACTGCGCCATCGGCCCCGGAGTACGAGCGGGTATCCCTGCCGCAGGAACTGCGCGACACCGGGATGTCAGCCTCGATGCGGGCTGAATTGGAGCGTCAGATTGGCGGAGAACTGTCTCAGGCTGGTTCTTTGCCTCCCGGCCTTCAAAGGGCCACAGAGCAGGCATTGCGTGCGCGTGGAGCGGCTTCTGGCAACATCCTCGGCAATGCGTCCGCGCTCCGGGAAGCACTCGGTGTTTCGCAAGCCATCCAGCAGTCGGATACCCAACGCCGCGCCCAAGCCCTCGGTCTGCTGCAATCCGGTCAGACCACGTCCGACACGGCGAACCGCAACGCGCAGCAGTCCTTCCAGAACATCCTCGCGGCTACTGGCCAACGGAACACGGCTTCCCAGCAGACGTTCGCGGGACAGATGGCAGCGCAACAGCAGCGCACCGCTGGCCGGCAGCAGAACATCGCCAACGTCCAGTCCGCTCTTGGACTTGCGCCCATCGTGTCGCAGGCCGCGCAGCTTGGCGGACTCCAGCAGGGTTCCTCGCCGTTCGCGCAGCCGCAGTACATGCAGGGAATGCAGCAGGCGGGACCGGGACAGCTTCTGGGTCAAGGATCGCAGTTCGCGTTGGCCAACGCCCAAGGTGCATTCCAGGCGTCGAACTCTGGAAATCCCCTAGCGATTGCTCAGGGTGTTGTAAGCGGGATCACAGGTTTGTCGCAGGCAGCAAATCAATCGATGCAGGCATACAGAGGCTAATTCTATGGCTGAACAAAGCATTCAGGATTTGGAGCAGGTCGCGAAATACCGGCCCGGTGCCGTGTCGCAGATCGCCAACCTGCTGACTGGCGGGTTGTACGGAATGGCTTCCGGTACGACCGCGAAGAATGTTGAGGCTCAAAGAGCCAGGCAGGCTTTGTTCCAGGAAAACTTGCAGAACAGGCTCATGCAGCGTCGCCGGATGGAGCAATTGCTTGAAGGTGCTCAACAAGCCGGGATTTCAAGTGAGGAAGCGGGAACGCTGATCAACGATCCGACGCAGCTTTACAACCGGATCAATGAAATGAGGATGCGCGAATCATTGGCAAAGGAGACTGGCCGACAGATGGGTGTCTCTGGTGATCAAGGTCCAATCCAGACGCAAACTCCGCAGGAGTCCCGCGCTTTCGGAATCGGAATGGCTGAAGGTCAAGCTGATCAGTTCAACAAAAACCTTCAATTGAGCCGTCTGAAGCAGTCCGCACAATCCCTTGGAATCCAGATTTCAGATCAGGATACCGAGGAGTCAATCCGCGCAAAGATTGGTCAACAAAGTGCAGAGACAAGTCAGAAGACCTCTGATGAACTTGCGCGGAAAAGGAAGACTGATGAAGCAAATGCTGGATTGCGATTGCTTGGAATAGAAGTCCCTAAAGACGATCAAGACGCTATTGCGCTTTGGAATCAGAAACAGGCTGAAGCTCCAACTAGAGCGCAGCAAGGGGCGCAGCGGAATCTGGACAAATTCTGGTCTGCTGTTAAGTCTGAAGATGAAAACCAGATCAGAGAGACTTATTCTGCATTGTCTCCAAGCCTTCAGAACAACGCTGACATCATGTCGGCTGCTGGAATCAATCCAAGAATCCCCGCAGAGGTTCGGAAGGAGATTCCAAGCATCATGAAACAGTACGAGGAAGCTGGAATTGCCGCGCAGGCAATCGCAGACCTCGTTGGGTCAAATGACTACAGAACTGTTTCAAGGGATTCATTCAATGAGTTGAACTACAAACTCAACAAACAGAAGGACAAGTTCTTCAAATCCAATGCGGAGCGGGACGCCGTAAATAAAGTGATCGAAGCCTTCTCGACACTTGTAAGCAGCGGGAGAAAGAATTTGTTTGGTGCATCATTGACTTCTTCTGAACTTGCTGAAGCTCAGGATATTTGGGCTAAAAAGGATTCAGCAGACTTCCTGCCCAGAGCGTTGAGGTTCATTGATCGGGTTCACTCAAAGGCGAGGATCAAGGAAATGTCGGAGACATACAGCGGTGTTCCCAAAAAGCTGGTCGAAGACGAGGCAAAATACCTTAGTCGATACGACAAAACTGTCTCAAAGATCAAAGGGTTCAGGCGCATGGTTGAACCTTCTGAAAGCGAGCCTGCTGCTCCCGCTGCTGGTGGAACCAATCCTCCCGCTGCTGGAAAAACCA